CACCTGGAGTTGCAGTAGAGATTGCGTTGATAACCAAATGTTCATTATAAAAACCACCTGGATCAGTAGCGTTTGTAATACCATTTGTTGCTTCCAATGTTGATGTAAGAGTGGTAGTTCCTCTAGTGATAATTAACGCATCACCAGCAGGCATATCTCTGTACCAAACTCCTTGCAGGTTGTTTGTGTTGGTCCCAAACTTGGTGTAGTTAAACCATTCAAACTTATCTGGAAAGAAAGGTAGTGTTAAGTTATAAGCCACACCTCCGGATTGGAGATATCCGCCATAACTATTAGTAACCTGGCTAAACTCACGAATGCCAGTGAAACGATTTAATGCGTTTCCTAATGGTGCTGTCATGATATTTCTCCTTTATTAACCTTTAGTGCTTCTTAAAGCCACACACCAACTATCGTCGAGGATAACGCAGCCTAGACGACCCTTCCAGCCCATAGTTTGGCGCTGATTCAACGGATCCTGTCCAGCTCCTAATGGCTTGATAATCATTTCCATAGACTGATCGTCAATGGTGATTCGTCCGTAGGCGTTAGCCGCAAACAAGAAGTTGTAGTAAATAGCTGGTGAAACAGTTACATCTTTGTAAGCCTGAGTTGTTTTAACCAGTCTGACCTCATCGCATGAGCCAAACTCGGCTTCAAGCACTGATTGCTGTCTTGGATAGTCAGCAGTCGGGAGGAAGTTAGATAGGTTTTTAAAGTCCGTACGCAGGTCTGTGGATATGATCATCCAGTACGCAGCCCATACAGGAGCCGTTCCGTAGGCATTTGTGCCCTCCTGATTAGGCGACAGCTTCTTCCCGTTGTTTCCTTCGAGATAGTCGACTGCAAGCTCTAAGTCAGTTGTAGTAACCTCTGTAATCGCATTTCCATTGACTCCGTTAATGCAGTCAATCTGCGCAGCAGTAGCTGCAAGCATGTTTCTAACGATTTTATCGTACGTAGAGGCCATGTTCTGTGCTAACATGTCCGCCACTTCATTAGCCGTTTGATCCTGGACGGTGATGATGACATCATCGCTAATCTCAACAACCTTACCGTATTGTGATACCACGGCAGTGATATCAAACTTCGTAACCTGCTCTGAGGCTGGGCTAACACCCTCACTTAACGGCGTGAGGGCATCAGCTAAATTGTCAAAACGACGAAAGATAGCTGTTTTAGAGTTCTTCTGAGGGATACGTCTCTCTTGAGCGAAGTACCCGTGAACGTAGTACGGCTGGTGTCTATCCAGCAAAATGTTATCGAAGAACAAGTTAACTTCTGGGTCAACTTGCACTGTCGTAGTAGTGCCAAAAGCCATTTTAGTCTCCTAGTCAAAAAATTAGTTGACTGTTGAGACAAAATTTTTTAAGTCTTGCCTCTAGGTCTCACCTCTAAGCATCTTCTGACGGTATTCACGGAACTCTTTTTTTCCTTGGATTGACTTCAAATACTCAACTCCTTGAGGCCTTGAAGATCTTCCCACGTCAGCAGGAGATCCGGGCTTATGAGCATTCTCAACAATCCGTTTTCCATCGTTGTTCCTCACTTCTCTACTAAGTGGCTTTTCTTCCACTAAGTGTATGTAGTCTTGAACAATTTCATACGCTCTCGCGTATCGATTAGGAGCCGTGTCAACCGAAGAAGCAAGCCAGGGCTTTTTCTCTAATATCGGTTTCAAATACTGATTAATCTTTTGAACAGCCTGCGGATTCATGTCTTGATAAAGCGTTTCAAGAATGTCTCTCTTAGCTAAAGCATTCGCTTGATGTAAGTCTTGTCTTTCAACAAGAGCATTAGGGTCTTCTTTGACCTCATCTTGCTTTTCTCCCGGCTGCATACTTTTCAAGTAATCTTGGTACGCTTGTTGGGCAGCTTCAGCTTTTAGAGCTCTGGCTTCAGCATCCTGAAGCTTCTTCCTAGTCGCTAACATTGCAGCAAGAGGAACCATCTTCTGTTCGTCTTGTTGCTCTTCCACAGACTCACCCATTGATTGCTCGGAGACAGCAGCCTCTAGGTTTTGTTCTTCTGTTTCAATTTCACTCATTCAAATGCTCCCGTTATACGCCCGTACTTCGGCGACAAGTTTATTCGCCCGCTTCAGCGGCGACCTGGATGGATTTTCCCAAAGAGGGAAGACTCAACTTATTATTTGGGTGCATTACCCAAAGAAGAGCTTGTGTCCCAGCTATGTTGTCCACCTCATACACATAGGACTCGTTTTTAACAGTAGGCATCTCATATAAGGCCATCATCTTTGGAGTTATATGAGTCTGTCCCTTCTTCCTCTTAGACTCTGCCCATCCCATGATCCAGTACTTATCCTTGTTTAGGTTCTCTTTCTTAACCTTCTCAAGCATACGGGTATGACGATCAACTAAATGCTGACGCTGTAGTAGATGGTTTTCGCCTATCGTAGGAAGTTGGTTTAGCATGCCTGTCCTCTAAGATTTTCTTTAGCCAACTGCTCATCTTTGTTACGCATTGCTTTCATTCTGTCAGCATTGCCATAACCAGCTGCAATCTGCGATCCTTTCTTAGGAACAGAAAGAGGGTTTTTATCGTGAGAATACTCACCTTTAGCTGCTCGTCCAGCACTTCCAGTAGGAGGTTTATAACCAGGATTTTCCTGACCTCCGTAGGTGCTCATGTTTGGCATCATCTTCACAGAAGAAGCCACACCTTTCATCTTTGCCATATTAAACTCCTGTAGTTAATGGGCTTTTTGTCTTCTGAGCATCTTGGGCTAACTTCTGCTCAGCTAGGGCATTTTGCTTTTGACTAATGTTCGCAGCCAGTTCCATGACGTCGAGCAGACGCTTGCGATCCAAGTCTTGAATTTCTTTAACTGTTTTAGCGTTGTCGAGTAGAGCTTTAGCATAGTTTTGTTCTCCTTCAGAAATTCTCTCTCTAGCAAGACCAATGTCTGCGAGAACTCGAGCTCTTCTTTCTTCGGCAAGAGCAGTATTCTGATCAATTTGTGACATCTCAAGAGCAAGTTTGATTTGATCTGCTTCCTCCATCTTCTGCTGCATTTGCTGTTGTTGTTCAGCTTGCTGAGCCATCTTCTCTAGAAGGATTGTTTTTCCTTGAAGAGGAGCCGCTTCTAAGATGTCTTCCCATGGAATAGGAGCTCCAAGAGAGACAAGCTGCAGAAGTTGGTAGTAATAAGCTTCCCTCTGGGTAGTAGTCTTAACAGCTTGTTTAATTGCGCAGTCGTATTCACCAAACTGCCCAGAGAAGAATTCTTCCGTCGGCTCTCTTCCAGTGATTCTAAAGATCTTTCCTGGTTGGTAGTTCTTTTGAATGCACTCCAAAACCAGCATGCCTATGAATTTCTTTGCTTGTTCAAGGTTATCAAATATACCTCTGTTGCCTTTAAGCCCGTTAGAAGCGCGCACCTCCGCGAGCTTCCCAGATACCTGGCTATCACCGGTAGAGCTAAGTCCGAGTAGTTCATCAGACGCCCCAGGGATTTCCATAATGTTTTTGTCGATAATGTCTTGGTACTGTAAGTACCCTGGAGGAATATTCGGTGGAGATATCTCTCTAACGTCGGCATTGACATCGTAGCCATCATTGACCACAATCTGTCTACCCTGACCTGCTTGCAGGAGCATTGTAGGATCAAGCACTGCACCATTCTTTGTAATCCATCCGGTATTGATAATTGATTCCATGAGGTCGATAATCTGACTGTGGCGTCTATTATATTGCCTTTGCGCGTCAACAACCGAACGAACAAGCCCTTGAATCTTAAGCTCATACGTGTCAATTAGGGGTTCATGGTAAAGCAGAATCGGCATGAAAGGGAAGGTGTCAAGCCCAGTAGGATCAGGACCAGAGTAAAGAAGCTTTCCTCCAACGATGATGTTAAGCTCAACACTTCTCTTGTTAGAAGTTATCAACTTAACTTGAGGTGTATAAGCCAGAGTTTTCTTTAATGCTCTTTCTTCTTCTCTCGTTCCGTTCCATTCCTCAGAAACTCCTGTGTCTTCATCCACCAGGTATTTCTGAACTTTGTTGTATCTCCGCCAGTATTGGTCATAAGTGACCAAGTTTTTAGCAATGTAAGTAGAATTATACTGACGATATATCCCCAAGTACTGATATTTGTTGTCTCTAATCCCTGTAGGGATCATGTCTATTTCTTCAGGATCAATCCATGGAAGCAGAGCTTTTACTTGCTCTTTGCTGAGTAAATCTCTAGTAGAGGCTTGATCGCAGTCGGAAAGATCTCGTTTTGTAAAATATGGGTCCAACATAAGGGCGTTGAAAGGCTTCCAATAAAACTTGATATCACCGTTGACCTTATCTTTCGAGTAGTCCATGTAGATGCCAACAATCGCCAGCCCCGTCTTAAGCGAGTGTTCAAAGGCTTCGGAGATGATGTAGTCGGCATTTCCTTTGTCGTATACGTAGTACATAACGTTCGAGAAGAGATCGGCTGTAATTTCATCGCTGCCTTCAACTGGCGCCGTAACCGTTTGTGTCCTGTTTTCCCTTTCATAGCCGGAATATAGATTGATGACGCGTCGAATTTTGTTGAGCTGAAGAACCATCCGATTCTGCCGCTCAAGTTTAGTTCTTTCCAGGTTGGTCCACTGGTCTCCGGCATACATTCTGAGATCACGGTAGGCAGCAGCATAAAAAACTCCCCATGTGCGATACGCATCATAGAAAAACTGTTGCCACTGGAACACTTTATTGTTGTGATCCATGGCTTGGTAACTTGTTCCATCATACTGAGCTGCAAACATTAGACGCTCTTAATAAAATAATTACTTGTCATCAAAGATAAATTTTTTTTGGAACTCTCCGCACCATTCATCTTGAACAACCATTGGAAACCCTGAAACCGTTGCATCAATCCTTTTAGGAGGAAATCTTCTACAGTTACCATAAGATGTGCCATAAGAAACATCATCATCTTCGTAATCTTCTTCACGGTAGAACTTGCAGTTTCCGCATTCTTCTATATCCATTCTTTTCTCATCCTGTTCCACTGCTCAGCAGACATTCCTGTCCCACCGATAAGCCTTTGAATGGATTCTACCCCATAGATTAAAGCTTTAGAACCGTGAGATGCCCAATCGTGGTAACTCCTTTCCCTATAGCAGCCGAGTTTTTCGTTCCACTCTTTTCTAAAGTTTTCAACTGCTCTAATTCCTTTTTCGCATTTCTGGTAATCAAAAAAGAATCGGGGTAACATATTGCGTAAGCATTCAATTCCAAACATCTCATTAGACTGTCTTGGAACGATGTCAACTTTAAGTCCTTGGTCACGTGCAATGTCAGCGAATGACTTTCCAGATCCTTTTTCCCTAGCTGCGGCATCGTGAGGTAGGAAGTGCTTTTCAAAAATGTAGGGTTTAGACTTAAGCCATCGAACATAGTGAGCTAATCCTTCGTCGCTGTTTTCGTAGTAATCGATACAATGGATTTGTTTGCCCACAGTCTGCCACACCCATATAGCACACGAATCCCCAATCCCGATATCCCAGCTGCTATATGTTTTAGCATGTTCATCGTAAGGAAGATGACAAATGCGCTTTTCTTGGCGAGCCAAACTAATTTGTTTAGCAAAGTAGAACCCTTCATTAGCAGATTCAAATGCTTCTTCTGGCGTTGAAGGATATTCTCGCTTCATGTATTCGCCTTGAGTCTGCATCTTTTTCACGTACCAAGCTTTTTGATCTGCTGTTAAAATAATTTGTTTGTTTTCTAAACCTTCAAAGTACTTCTCTGAATCTTTATTTATCAATATATTTTTTGAGTCTAAAACATAATCAGGATGTTGCCACCAAGGAAAGAACCAAAGCTTCCAATCAAGCTTGCCTAATTCTAAGCCAGCATCCTGTAAAGCCTGAGCTTCTTTACACAAATTGAAGAAGTGGCCTTCCTTTCCGCGCGCTGTTGACTCAATGCAAACAAACTGTCCAGCTTGGACTGCGTTGAGGGAACCTGATACGATCTCATTGGCTTTGCTTGGATTTTCCTGGCATATTTTAGCAAATTCTGTAATGTGAAGAAGTTGGAGTGTTCCTCCACGTAGCGATGTAGCCACTCTAAATACCGAGCCGTTGGCAAAGCGCATTTCGTGAACGTTATCGCGATACGCTGGACACATGTCTCGCACAAATTGGGGTAAGTTGTCATAGGCAAATTTGACTTTATCAATAAATATTTCTTGAGCTACTGGCTTGCAGTCAGCAACAATAGCCGCGTTAACGTTTTGATTAAACAAACATGTGTCTAAGAACAATAATGCGTGATATGTTGTGATTCCTAACTGTCTAGCCTTCAGTATGATATTCAGATAATGAGGCTGGTATAAAGATTCTTGAGCCCAGTTAGGCTCAAAATTCACCACCATTCCCTGCTTATCTTTAATCATATAAAGATTTCTTAGTCTCCAAGGCTGGCTTCCCAAAGTGCTTGCAATGTCACACTGATAATCAATCATTTAAATTTCACATGTAATTTATTTTTTTATACACAATTTAAAGAAATTATTTACACACAAAAAGATGTTGGCATATAAACAAACATTTGATAACAATGGTAGACAATCTAGGAGTCCACATGGAAATAAAGGTAAATAGACGTCTTGAAAAAGATAAACTAGTCTTTGAAATTGAAGTTACAAATCCCCATGTTGCTCCATTTTCTGAAGAAGATGAAGCAATTATGAACGTGCTTGAAGACGCTAGAAATAAATTTGTTAGCACAGCAGATGAGAATAACAAATCTAGAATCACAGCTGAAGAATACATTCTCCACGCTAAGAACAAAGTTTTCGAAAGAGTTCTAGAGTCACTTAGGTTTTCAATATCCAATCAGCTTGAGTCAAAGTTTAATCCAATGTGTCAAGAAATTTACAATTGGATCCATGACAATCAAGACAAAAGAATAAGCCGGTGGATGTCATCATGTAATCCTGTAAGAACAAAGTACTACTTTGACAACGACCTAAATATCGAAAAATCCTATGACGATGAGGACTAGATGGTTAGCAAGTGGATCGCGATAAATCCTCTTACCATTGAAGAAAGAATGAAAATAAAAGAAGCCATTGACAAAGGATTTTCTTATGGAGAGATGGCAGCCTACGTTGGACGATGCAAGTCAGTAGTTATGAGAGAATCCAAGCGCCTTGGCAAAGCCGAAGGATACGACCCAACCAAGGCTCAGCAAGACTTTGAGAATAAACAAAAGCTTATAGGAAAGAAAAAGCTCACATTGGAAAAACAATGATTTATGAAATATTTTTTGTTCTAATCATGGCACTTATAACCTCTGCACTGTTTGTAAGTAGCCTAAAAAGAACCATGCGAAATGAAATAACCACCTGGAGACTCATATGCCTAACATTTTTTTCATTGCTACAATTCACATACTTTGTTTATGTAGTTTTTCGAACATTTATTCTGTAGGATATCAACAAAACTACAGCAACTACTTCCCTAGAATGAATGAAGCCACGCTGTTGAATCTACAGTCCTACGCGCAGACAGCAAAAGATGCTTGTGGCGACAGATATAGCGACAGATGTATTCGCACCATGTATCTTGTGAAAAAAGAGGTGGAATACATTACAAAGGCTCAAGTGAGAGTTGAAAACTTTATAGATGATGCTTTCCGTCAGGCGGGTCAAAGAGGAATACAGTTTTCAGAAAGCCAAAAGTCCTACTGTAAAGACTCTCTTCTTATGACATGCAAAAGCAAGATCCAAGAAAAAGATGATTATGAAGTTTTCAAACTAGAATACCCTCGATGGGGAGAAGAATTTGACTACGAGTCATCTAAGATGGAAATGGGTGCATCTTTAGTAATTACAGGTTACCTTATCCAATTCGTACCTAATCCAATATGCCAAGAAGTAGGAAAAGGTGTTACGGAGTTAGGATTCCAAGTTTTAGCAGACACTTCACTGGCACCAAGAAGATGATTATAGACTGCATTTCAGATCTACACGGATATAAACCCTCCTTACAAGGTGGCGATCTTCTAATCGTCGCCGGAGATCTTACAGCAAGAGATACTGTAGAGGAAAACGCATCTTTTTTGATTTGGTTAAACGAGCAGCCATATATAAAAAAGATCCTAATAGCTGGGAATCATGATGGGTTCATTGAAAAGAATCGAGGTTGGGAGATTGGATTGTTAAGGAATTTTGATTATCTTCAAGATTCTGGACTTGAATTTGAAGGCTTAAAAATCTGGGGATCTCCTTGGACACCTACCTTCTACAACTGGCATTTCATGAAAGATCGTGGAGAGCCAATAAAAGAGAAGTGGGATTTAATTCCTGAAGACGTGGACATCTTAATCACTCACGGACCTCCCTACGGGATTCTTGATCATGTTGAGATTTCGTCAAAGGGGGATTCATCTAGACGCGCTGGATGCATGGATTTAATGAACAGAATCCCTGCGCTTAAAAAACTAAAACTACACGTCTTTGGCCATATTCATGAAGGTTATGGACAGGAGTCTATCCGGGATACAACCTTCGTCAATGCTAGTATAATGGATGGATCTTATAATCCTATAAACAAACCAATCAGAATAGAACTATAATGCTCCCAACAAACATTTACCACTACTCACCTAGAGAATCTATAGAATTAAAAGATTCCTACTACGAAAGCTTTAGACAATCGATTTCAGAAGAAGGCTCCATGAAACCGTGTGGATTATGGTTAAGCATTGAAGATGATGAGACCGACATGAATTGGTTTGATTGGTGTAAAATCGAACAATTCCGACTTGAGTGCCTGAGATTCAAATTTATAGTGCATATTAAAGAAGATGCTAAAATTTTATGGCTAAGAAGTTCAGAGGAGGTTGTTGAATTTACCCGTACTTACATTTCAACACATCCTCTTGGACTATCAAAATTTCTAGAAGCATCATCCGGTGTTAGATCTTCTTACTATATAGATTGGAAACGCGTTAAAAATATTTACGACGGAATAATCATTTCACCTTATCAGTGGGAACTGCGACTGTCTTCTGATTCCTCTTGGTATTATACCTGGGATTTTGCAAGCGGTTGTATCTGGAATCTTGAAAAGGTGAGTCTTAAGTTGGAATCAGTGATTGATATTGAGCTTTTAAAAGAAGTAAACCATCAGTAAAAGCGAATCCACGTGTTGACGCACGCGGATTCGAAGAAAGCCGATTGCAACCAAGCTTTTCTCCTAGTATTCCTTACTAAAGGTTTTGTGTTAACTCCCACACCTTCTATTTAAGATGAACTTATAAGTATAATTACTCTTCTTCTTCTTAAGTGGTGGAAATGTTCATATGTTAAGTTTCCTAGAGAGGAAATTAGGATCATAAGTCTTACATTACCTGTTTATAAAAGTCCACTTATCGACAAAGATGGACTTGTAAACATGATAATGCACAGGATATCTACCATGTTATGAACATTAAAGAGGATATGGTGGGGTTGGTGGGAGTGGTGGGGGTGGAAAGTGCGATGGATTAACAATTGGCAGATCTTGCCCAGTTAAAGTGAATAGTCCACCTTGAACATAAGGAGTGCATAAGCGCCCATCAACAGGTAACCCACGGTTATTGTAAAGTTGAAAAGTGTTAGCCGTACACTGTTGTACAACAAAGCTGTTGTTATTGATCTGCTCCATACCAGTAGCAAGAGCAACAGGTACTGAAATAAACTTGGTCGCTCGTAGGCTTTGCCCGTTTTGCAGTCCGTGGTTTGTGATGGTGATGACCATTGGCAGCGCAGCGGTTATGTTCTCTGGGATATATTGTCTATTGGTGAAGTGTGACAGCGAACTGTCACCAGAAGGCGGATTCACTGGATACACGTCTGGCGGTTGTTGGTCAATGAATTGATACATCGGATCATTAGGATTCGAAGGATCGGGCATTGGATTAAGTGGACTTGTCATTATTCCATCTCTCCTCTCTGCGTTTTTCAATCAATTCTAGTAGTTTATCATGTAAAAACGTGTCACAGCATCCCGTTTCACATCCTAAAGCGTCCATAGGAACAGAACCGCCAAGAAGCATGTTAGCCAATCGACATAATTCAATATAACAGAGCTTACATATCATAAATAAATCCTTTACAAAAACTGATGTTAGGCGATAAAACTTAAGAAAACAAGAGGTGTTTTATGGCTAAAATGAAATCTGATCCAGTAGCTAAGTTCGTTACAGGCTCTAAACAAACCAAAGCTCCTAAACCAAAGAGTTTAACTCCCAAAACGGATTCTACAAAAGCAGGCGATAAAAAACGAGCAGGGAAATATGGAAAATCAGTCAATTATTGATTACTCAATCGAGAGCCTATCTGCAATTTTTGCCAATCACGCGAGAATTCAAAACAACAACTACCAAAAAGATCTAGAAGAGTATAGGAATAACAATCCTGGGCAACCTTTGCCTGAACACTTGAAAGATTCTTTCAATCTTTGTCTGGCTCTATGCATCATGTGTAAAGAAATTAAAGCTCTTCACGATAAAGTGACTGATAAGCCAGAATAATGGCTGTTCTAAGGTCAGGCTCCATCTTCGCTATGTAATAGATTAAATCTTGTTCATAGCGATTTCTATCCATAAGCATCTGACCGGCTTGAGTAATAAGATCAAACAGTCCTTCTTCATAATTTTTCATAGGCGTAAGGTGGGATTCGAACCCACGGAATCGGATGCCTCCTAATCACGAGCTTTAAGCCCGCTGCATTCAGCCTCTCTGCCACTCACGCGAAATTGACCGGCCACTGTCCCAACCCACCCCCAACGGGGACGCTATGCGACTCAAATGAGTTTCTGCTTTCGCTTCATCAGGCTATAAAGGGGGCTGCACCTCAACATATACCGGTCTGGAGGTAGTGAGCTTCTTTGTTTAACATAAGCACGTGTTGGAGTTGCGCCAACGACCCTCTTCTATGACTGGACGAATCCAGCTTATCTCGAAGATGCTCTAACTACCTGAGCTAACATGCCACAACGGGGCCTTTTAACGTGACTCACCCCAGCACCATCCGTTTCTTCCCAAGCTCCGGACAAACAGTCGGATGCGAATCGCACCCCTTTGTACGATAAATACGTACAACTTAAAATATCTAGACCTCTAACATTCTGTACAAATCCACATGAATGCTTTATGACCGATGACCATATTCATGAGAGATTTGCATTTAGGACAAGATGGTATCTCAATGGTATTGCCAAACACATCTGCAGCCTTAGCTTCCCAACAGTCTGTAGACTGTGAAGAGTCATTTTCATCCTCTAACATACTTCCTCTTATACCTTCTCCACATGTTTTTTGTGATACCTTCACCTTGAAGGCAGCAATCCATGATGGATACAAGTTCTTTCCTAAGCTTCTTTACTCTAACTCGTCTCATGTGTAGTCCAATAGTTAAGTTGTAATCCGGTGTTCTTACATTCTCTCTGTAGATACCATATCGCTTTACGCAGATCCTGAATTCTGTCCTGCTTCTTTCCAGCGCGAAGGATGTATTTTACTGCATTGCCAAGACAAAAGCCAAGGTTAAAATCTTCTATAATGTCTATGCATTCAAACTTATTCCCTTGGTAATGCGAAGGATGGTTAACCGCTTCGGAAGATTTAGGGCGTTTTCTGTAGAAAGCAGTGAGTAAAGCGGGTTTACATGAACTCAATTTCATCTCCTAGTAAACAACATAACTGTTAATCAAATTGCTAATGTCTGTGTAGCTAAACAGCCAGTAGAGAACATAGAACCACCCACACATCATATGCATCAAACCAAAGAAGATAGACTTGTTAATAGCATACGAAAGAGCGAAGGCTATCGCTCCTCCAGGTATTGCTCCTGATCCCACTTTCTTAGTTATTCCCACTCTACTCTCCGTTTGGTGTAATTCTTAGTTTATCCCCCAAGATCAGATAGTCAGTAAACGTAAGATCAGGGTAGAACTTCTTTAGGGCTTGATATTCTACCCTACATGCATAGTAGCCAATTAGACAGCAGGCAAGTATGATAAAGAGCAATCTGCTACCGTTCATCTGAATATTGCTCTTCGGCAGAACCAATCTTTTCCCTAAGGTTCTCCAGTTTGCTCTCAATGTATCTTTTCTCCTCATAGACTTCTATGAAGTCCTTCATTACATCGACTAACACCCTTAGGTTTCTAGTCTCTTGATCTTTAAGGTTTTCAATTGATCGGTTATAGCTAGCCATCAAATCATCAATCTCTTCTGTTAAATCCATGTGTCTCTCCGTTTTTTTTAAGTTAACTGTCCAGTTCTCATTAATAACCTTACAGGGAACCTTCCTGCGCCTGTAGATTCTTTCTAAAAGTTCTTTAGCAGTGGTGTACTTTCTTAAGGCTTCAAGCCCTACTCCAAACTCTTCAGCACTTCTTATCTTACTCATCCTCACCTTCTTTTCTACACTGATCGTTAAGAGCGCCTAGAACCCTTCTTGTCTTGCTGACACAAGAAAAGTGGTCATCGTAGGCTTTCATAAAGCTCCTAATGGACATAACCAAATACTCCAACTGAACATCTTTAATGCGAAGTAGATTCTTCTCCTCATCTGCATAGATGTTGTATAACTCCTTTAAGTGGTCTAAAGGATCTGTATCTGTAGGTTTATAAACCATATCATCTAAGTAAGCCATGTTCCTCCATCCATTATTTTTTGACAACAACCATTGAAATAAATTTTCACTTAAGTATAATCAAGCCATTGTGTTTTTCATTTTTTTACTTCAATGTGTTTGTAGAGGGGACATTCCCCTCTTTCTTACTCACCTCTAATATCACATAACTCCGCTCTAATCTTCATCAACGCCTTCTCCTCTTCCATAAGCACCATATCCCAATGCCTAGCATCTAACAAACTCCTACCATGCTTCTTATACAACTGCGTCTGCTTAAACCCCGCATACTCCTCTTTAATCCTATTAACAAACTCTTTCTGCCTAACCAATCTCTCCAAACACTCAGCCTCTCTCATACCACCTCAAATTTTTTACAGAAAAATTTTTTTTCTCACAAAGAGCGTAGTTTGATATGTCACAGATAATTTGTAAAGATTTTTTTTGTAAGTAAGCGGAAAGAATTATCTATAAAGATAGATGTTGTAAAGCTGTTTGTTGGAGTGAAAAGTGGGGTGGGTTTGGGAGAGGTCATGGGATAAGATTAAGAAGTAACCGGTACTACTTAAGGACATCACCCTACCTTCTTTTCCAAGGAAAGATTTGAGTTGATAAGGTTCCAAAGGTAGTAACCAAGAGGTTGGTAACCATGTGGTCGGCTGGTTACCTGGCTTACGCTATTGCTTAGATGGTTCTGCTGGATTCTTAGACTTGTTGATGATGAAGTCAAATGCTGCTGTAGCTATATCCTTAGCGGCATTCTTTGCTTCATCTTGCTCATAACCTCTGTGTCTTGCTTGCGTCTTAAGCAGAAAGAGTTGAAGAGCGGTATCTTTACTTTCTAAAGCTCTATCCCATACTGATACTTCAAGCTCATCAATGATGCGTTCTCTTGCATCTTCTAATGCAGTCTTCAGTTCAGGATCAGCATCACATCTTCTTCGAACGGTTCCTCTTGTAGTACCTAATGCATCAGCAATACGAGAGAGGTTACCATGTGTTTTAGGTATGAGTTCAAGTATTTGATTTTTGTCAAGCGGGATGCCTGGCTTTGGGCATTTAGCCTTTTCGCCTATGAGGTTGCCTTTTGCTTTAGAAGGGAAGCCTGCCATAATATCATTAGTTTAAGTTTTTAACCTCTCTCAGCGGGGCCGAGTGGCCCCATCGTCAAGCGTGATTATACTGACCCTTATCTCACACTAAAAAACCCTTGTCAAGTCTTTTTTTTAACACCTAAGAATTAAACACTTGAGATTTAATTTACCTTAAAAGAGAGATAGTTATTGTACATTCACAATAGTACGTGCTATATTATATGACATAGACAGTTAATCAGTCTCCCTGGGGACTCAGCCAACATACTTAGCAGGTTGTAGCGATAAACTTCTATTAACAAACACAAGAGGACAAGATGAGTAATACACAAGAGTTACAAGAGATGAAGTCGTGGTTATTAGAATGCTTTGAAGATGAACATGACCAAGAGCAAATAGAAGAGTTGAGCTATACGCAATGTGTTAGAGCTATTAATAGGCACTATGACGGTGGAATCAGAGCATTTAGAGAGTGTTTAAACTGGACAACGGTGGAGGTATAAGATGGAGACAAGAGAAGTAACAACAACAGATTTAGCAGATTTCGGATTTCATGATAGAGAGGAGTTAATACAATTACTAAGAGCTTGGCATGAAAAAGGCTTACCTGAAGGCTTTTATGAAGACGAAGTTAGAGCGATGATGAATAGAAACAGTGGTAATGTT